CCTTTACGAGTGTCAACTTCTGGGAGGACAAGTGACACCGCAGCATCAAAATCTGTAAGTTGCAATGCACGATTAGCTTGATCTTCAAGGTCAGCAGCAATAGCAACTAATCTATCTAACTCTGTGTTAAGAGCCACAATGTTAAATGAACCAGAAACAGGAAAATCAGTTGTTCTTTCTAAAGGAATATCACGGGTAATAACAACAGTAGACCCACCAGTGCCACCTGTGACAGAAATAGAAACAGTACCAGTAGAACCATCGCCACCCGAAACAGTGTAGTGAGAAGTAATTGTTTTGAGTGTCCCATCTACATATACATTTAAATCTGTGTTATTAAAAAATTCAAAAGGTACTGCAAAACTTGTTTGTGTTTGACCTTGTGCTACTGTGTAAGAAATACGTGGTGAATTGTCTGCAATGTTAATTGTCATAGTAAACCCTCATTTGGTCACAAATTAGCGTTGTTTATATTTTCTATCAACGCACAAAAAAAGACGCACAAATTACATAGATCTAGACATACCAAGAGTGATTGCATTCATATCACCCTTCCAAAGCCACAATCTCATAAACGGAAGATTACGAGTAAAAGTTTTTAAACCCTCTCCTGCATTTCCATTTAAAAAATCTTCTATAGGATTAATAGTAAGATCAGCCGCAATGCTTGGACCTGCGCCCATAACACCAGTAAGCGCATCTAACATATTAGGTTCTTGAGGAAACTTAGGTTCAATAACACCTTCTAAGAAATTACCGCCACCAAGAGCCATGCTAGTATTTATAGAAGTATAAAGTATATCTGAGTACATAGCAGCTAATCCACTTTGATCGAAAGATCTAGCAAATCTATCTGAGTATGACATTTCATCCCATTGCCTTGCAGCACCATCACTAAGCTGACTCTTAATAGCAATAGACATATACCCAAGACCCATTGCAGTAATTACTCCTGCGGCTCTGTTCTTAATCTGACCCTGAGAATAAGCGCCAGTTACCTTATTCATTGCAGCAAAAGCATATGCAAAAAATTGGAATGGCAATCCAAGAATGCCTGACTCTATTCTTGAGTAACCAGTAACAACATCATCTTCATCATAACCAAATGCTTTGGCTATCCTATGAGGAACATAAACAACACCATCAGTAATTAATGGTTTATCAGCAGGAGTACCCATCATAATAGTATTGAGTATTCCGCTTTGAAGTGCAGATCTAAATGTTTCTGTAGTTTCTTCGCTTACTCTTGGATGTTTTTTAATTTCTTCTATTGCTAGTTTATTAATAGCATTTTCATAGTCTGCTTTGCCTTGTTTAGTTCTAGAGTCAAAACCTAAACTTTTAGCACTATTTTTATTATGCATTATTTCATGCATCTTAACAAACTGTACTAGATCATCTGGTGATTTTATAAAACCTTCTGGCAAACCTTTGACACCTTCTACTTTTGTAGAATCTTTTGCCCATACTCTAGATTCATAATATTCACCACGAATATAATCTTCATCTATAAATATTTTCTTTGAACTTTTATTGTAAAATGCAGGAACATATCTTCCATCTTTTGCAAATTTATTTGTAGGTCCTGTAATTATTGTTGCTGTATGATCTGGAAATCTAATAGTACCAGACCATGAAGATGTATTAGGAATATACAAACCTCTTGCACTAAGCTGAACAGGGGCTTCTGCTATCTCTCGAGCAATCTCTTCTGTAATATTGTACCTAGCTAAATAAGATGCCTCTTGTTGTGTAATTAAATTATTTTTTTCTTTGGCTGCCCATTTCTTAGAAAGAGAAACAAGAGTATGTCCACGAATTAACCCATCTAACTCTTTTGCAATTTGTGTAACTGGACCTAGAAGATTAGCAACATTGTAAATACTTCTAGCAGTATCCCAAGCTGAAGATTGCATTGGGTTGTTTGTCATGTTCTCTGTAAATTTTAAATGAGCAGAACCTTGAAGTATCTCAATAGCTTCAGCTATTGCATCAAGTTCTTCTCTATTTAACTTTCTAGTGTTCTTGTCAAAAACATCTAATAAACCTTTTAGAATATCACCAAGCTCATGCTCCATAACAATACGAGAAAAATCTGGTATAGCAGAAAAACCTGCTGCACCCATGTAATTCATGTATGCTAAGTCTTTCATTATCTGTGCAGCTTGAAAGTCTATCCTGTCAAAGTTTCTAACAGGTGAACCTGCAATCCTATCATAAGCACCCTTAAAGTTTTTCTTAAATGTATTAATATCTTTAGCTGAGTTACCTGCTATAAGCATTTCCAACTCAGTATCTTCAACAACTTCTTTAACAGATCTACCGCCATACATTTTATGAAACTGATATATACCACCAGTTCTATGAGCGTAGGCTTTCATAATAGCCATTACATCAGTATGAATAAACTCAAGAACAAGACTGTTAGGTATATCTAATTCTCTATGCCTTAAATGTTTTGATTTACCGTATCCATAAGATATTTGTTCTGGGTCAACTATATCTTTAATACCTAAAATGTTATCAACAGTTTTCTTAGCTCTATCTTCAGCAGCTTTGAGACTACCATCTAATTCTTTCTTAACGTATCTACCATTTTCTTTTACATAAATAGTAGGATTGCTCATATACCAATCAGCAATAATCTTTTCTAACTCAGCCCTGTTCTTTTTAATTTTGCCTATATCCCAATATCTGGGCATAAACACATCTTCATTAGCTGGCATAACTCCACGCGGAAAGTTCTCCAAAGAAAGTTCATCTTCTTCTATGGCTCTAGTAAGATTAATAATTTTATTTCTGTAATGATCGTTAATCCTATTAAAGTTTTCTTTGTATTCTTTTCTCCATTTTTTTGAATTTGTTTCAAAGTTTGCAAAATCTTCTTTAGCTCTTTCTAGCTTAATTTTGTTTTGCCTAACTCTAGCATCAATACTTTTTTCAGTGCCAAGAAGTCCAACATTTTCTAGTCTGTCTGCATACTTCTTAAAAAATTGATCAATAATATTTACAGCCTGTCTTTCCTGATCTGTTAAATTATCAACCTTGTTAATTCTTTTGTTATTAACTTCTGTAAGCCATTCATTGTAAGATCTGCCATTAGGTTCTTTACCCCTAATTTTTCTCCCAACATTTGCTGCACGTTCAATAGCATCGTTTACATTGATGCCAAGAGGTCTACTAGGATCTTTAATCCCAAGACTTTCAGACCACAATCTAATTAAACTATTGTTAGATGTTACCCATTCACCTTCCATAAGTTTAGCTTTTTGCAACACAGAAGGGCCAATAGATAAACCAAACTTGTTCATCACAAGAAGTAATCCGCTATCACCTGTAAGCTGCAATATAGCTTTCTTAGCTGAGTCAGCAGCATCAGACTGAAGAACGCTTTTTATAGGTGTAGGTATAAATTTAAAAAATGGACTGTTTATAAATAAATTAGGAGCAAGATCATACGGATCATCTATACCTTCAATTCTTGCATCTTCTATTTTTCTTAATGCTCTTTCTCTATTTATATTTGAAATAGAAATTTCTGCCTGAGATCTTTTAGATGTTAACGCATTTTGTTCTCTAAGAAGATCTTCTATCTTTTCATTATCTAACTCGTCTATATTCTTTTTAAGAGTTTCGTCTATTTCTTCTATTCTTTTGGTAGAACCAAATACAATTTGTTCTTCTACAGCAATAGTATCATCTAAGTTCTGATCTGTTCTGCCTTTGTAAGTTCTTTCTTCTCGAGGTCTAAGATTAACGACATCTTCTGCGCTAAGTGTATTTACCTGTTCAGTAATACCTGCTTCTCTTAAAAACTCTTCATGTGATTGTTGCGTCTTACGAAAAGCATCTGCCCTTCTTGTCATAGGAATACTAACTGCACTATTTAGCAATGCACCGAATACAGTAGTTGCCCCAATATTTAACGCAGCCTCCCCAAATGTACCAGTAGGATCATAAGGAGCTCTTATGCCTTCTAGAAAAGCCTGAGTAGTCCCTGCCGCAACACCACCTCTTACAGCAGATCTTGCAAGCCCAATAGTTGCGCCACCAAAAGGTAAAGCTATTAAATTTACAGGATCAAAGAAACCTGCTCCTACGTTTGTCCAGAAACCTGCTCTTGCCATTACCTCCCTGTTTTCTTCAAGGTCAGATAATTGTGACTTTAGAACACTCATATGTTCAGAATTTTTAGCGTGAACTAATGTATCAAAGTATTCTTCATACCCTTCCATATCTGGTCTAGGGTCATAGTCAAAGTCTGTTTCTACATTTCCAAACTGTGCTTCATTTCTAGCTTGGTTTATTATTGGCTGATAAGTGTAGTTAAGTTGAGCACCAACAACATCAAAGAACTTAGGGTCTTTTTCGTTTGCATCAAAGTTATTTAGAGCACCTAACTGGCCTTCTTGGAATAGAATGTTTACAGCCATTAATTCATTCCTGCTCCTGCATACGGTGAATCTTGAGCACCTTCTGGAACAATATAACCTTGTTCTGGACCTGATTGAGTGCTGTCAATAATCTCGTCAGCAGTTATTTTGTTGCGTCTAATATCATTTATTTCATCCATACCTAAAGTTTTTAGATAGCTTTCTTTATTAATAGATTTTGCAAATGCAGCAACATCTGGCTCTGATGTACTAAATCCTATTGGATAACCTGTTTTATCTAGTACAGGAACTAAGTTACCATTCTGTCTAAAGACAGCCATAAATCTTACACCGCCACCTTGAGATACACCCATTGGCATCAAGAAAGCTCTGTTATCTATATCTTCTGTAGATAATCTTAAAGCTATTCGAGAATCGTTTGGCGTTGATGAATCAATCATTAAGTTCATTAATTCATTATTAACTTTGTTGATAAAAAAATCTTTTACCCTTTTATCAGAAAACAAATGATTAAAAGAATATCTAGACCTATTACCACCCTCAGAAGCAACGTCCATTACATAACCTTCTGTTTCTGAAAACATACCATTGTAATACTCTTGCAGGTTACTTTCTATAGTATCTGCTTCCATTCCCAAAGAACCCATATACATAGCAAAAGAACCTAACATTCTTATTGCTTGTGGATTTGTTCTTGCATCAGGCACTGCTCTCTGAACAAAATCATTAGCACTTAGAGACTCTTTGTCATAAAGATCCCCAAACTTTCGCATCATAGATGTTCTCACTTCTTCAGTATCAGCTTGAGCTAATCTAGTAGCTATATCCGCTATATCTTCACCAGTTACTTTTCTTGCAGCAGAAATAGAAGCAAGCCTTGCTAATGTTTTATCTCCCAATCCTATGCCGCTAAAAAGATTTACTTTTGCATTTGTTCCTCTTGGTTGCTGAGAAAACTGTTCATATAAAGTAAGGATGTTTAGATCTTGTTCAGTGCCTTTAACTGCACCTGCGGCTAAGTCTTGAAACATTTGTTTTAAAGCGGGTGGTAATATTCCTGCTTGCATAGATTTTGATAAAAGAAGTGCGCCTGTATTATTAGGATTAAATGCCTCCTCGCTAAAGAAAAACTCTTCTCCCATTCCTGCGGCTTCAAGAATAAAATCTTGAATTTCATCTGCATTTGCAGAATTTCTTTCTATAAAATTTCCACTAATCAAATCAGTTCTTATATTAACAGATTCTTGTATTGCTTTATTATCTGCTTCTACTCCTTCAATAATAGTTTGCCTTACATTTAATTGACCAGCAATTGCCTCTTTGTTAGTAAACTTAAGGGCTTCATCAACAGCAGCTTTAAGTTCTGGTGGTAAATTTTCTTCAACCTCATTTACCGCATAGTTCATAGCAGCTTGCAAATCCATTGACGTTGTTTCGTCTGTAATAACATTACCAATAATGTTATCAGATTTAGCTCTTTCAAAATTAATTAAAGCAGCTTGCCTTTGTGTTTCAGAAAGAAACTCAGTGTTAGTTATAAACTCAACACCTTCATCATATTGCGTTGATACATTTTCTATATAATCTTTAATTGTATCACTTACTAATGTTCTTTGTTTTTGTTTATATGCTTCTGTAGTTCTAAAATCAGTATCAGATAAATCATTAATAAATTCATCTATATCAGCAGCACTCATTGCTCCACGATTTGTTAATTCAATAACAGTTGACATAGCAGTATTAGCTTTGCCTGTAAGGTTGCCAGTGTTTCTTCTTATAAAACTTCCTTTAAGACTATCTACTATTTCCGCAGGTGATAACCCACTAGCTTGAAGATCATCGTATGCTTCAATAAGCAACCCTTTAGATATTTCTGTTCTTAACTCTTGTTTTTGAGCAGTAGTTATTGAACTCCCAAGTTTTCTAGATTCATCAAGTTCTCTTGAATCTAATTCTGCTTCGGCAGCATCATATTTATCTAATATTAACTTCTTTTTATTTTCAGAACTTTCGTCAGAATCAAGAACTTTTTCCCCAAGACTTCTTGCACTACTAGCCATAGCTTCATAGTTTTCTGTGTCTATGAGATTATTAGAAACTCTTTGTTCTTTTTCTTGTCTTTGTATCTCTAACTTCTGTTGCTCAACAATAGGTGCTAATGCTCTAATAGCATCATAGTCAGTTATTTCAGTTCCATCTTCTGATGTTGTTCTGAAATATCTTAACGCATCACCAAGAATATTTAGTTCTTCTGAATGTTGTTGTTCATTTAAATTAGCTGCACTGCCAGAAGCTATAGCTCTTAAAACTCTTTCCGCTTGAGGAGAAGTAAGATTTGCCATTCTATTTCTAAGAGTTCCTATTGCAAATCTTGTTGCACTATTATCTTCAAAAGCTTTTCTTTGTGACGCAGTAAGGTGGTTAGATCCTTCTGCATTTTTTGCTGTGTTAAGTATATCATCTATAAGAAGTTGAGCCTTGTCAGTTTCACCAGCAGAGGTAAGAGTTTCTATTGCATCTAACTGTTCATCAAGACCAAGAATAATACTATTTGTTGTCTTAATACGTTCTCTTGCTGCCGCCTTGTCCATAAGGTTAAGGCTTGTTGTAGTTGTAAGACTTACGCCTGACTGCATTATATAATTGCTATAGCCAGTAGCTTCAGAGTTACTTGCCATGCTATCAATATACTGGTGCATTTGATCTTTAAATAGTTCTACACCACCATCTTGATCTTGATATTTAATAGCAAGTTCTTTGGCTTTTACTTTTAACTGGTTATCAATCTCAAACTGAAATCGTTTAGCTATCGTTTCTTCATATGCCTGTTTACCTACTCGACCTAAAAAACTATTATCTTCTACCCAACTAAGTGCTTCTGGTTTACCTGTAATAGGATTAAGAGTTGTAATATTTGATAAAGATTCTTGTTGAGCAAGCTTTTCACCACTAATAGCAGCTTGCCTTCCCATTTCACCGATAGCTAATTCTGTTAGTTTATTTGTAGCAGCAGCTATTCTTTGATATTGATTACTGCTTTGCTGTCGAATAACACCTACAGGACCAAGACTACCTACCTGTCTTTTTTCTCTAATAACACCCATTTAGCCAGTTCCTCTAAAAAAACTTGGATCTAAGTTTTTAGCAATGTTTGTAATGCCTGTAATAAGGTTTGCAGTTGCTTCAGCTTTTAATCCTGCGGCTGCACCTTGCCCATACTTGTAAGCAACAGAAGAAGCTGTAGCTAATTTAGCTGCTTGAAGTTCAGCAGATCTTTCTATGCCTTCTAAATCTTCAGATGCAATTCTTCTGTTTTCTTTAAGAAGCGCACCAACAGATCTATCTTCCCTACCCAATGCGCTAAAAAAAGCAATGTTCTGAGATTCAGCAATCTGCATATCTCTAATACGTCTATTAGACTCATCTATTGCTTGAGCCTTAGTAAGAAACAAATCATTAACATGTTGTCTTGCTTCAAAAACACCTATTTCAGCTCTACGTTTTGCTTCTGCTTTTTGAAAGTCATATTGTTTTTTAACACCAAAAAGACTTATAAGAGTTGTAATACCAGTAATCGGATCTATAGCCATTAGAAAGATACCTCTGCAACTATACCATTAACTTGAATAAACATGGGTGCAGTTTGAGTAACTGTCACCTGCGGATCTTTATTATAACCAAGTAAATAAAACTCTCGCTTACCTGTAACTGGCTGTCTTGGCTGACTAAAGTCATTGTTTACTTTTCTTATAATTAATTTTTTATTATTTACTGAAACAGATAATGTTTCTGACATATCAAGTATAACTCTGCTTAAACTTCTGGGCTGTCCTGTTTCTGGACCAATAGAGGTGCCAACATCTATAGGATTAGTTTTTAACTCTACATCAAAACCAAAACCTACCTGACAACTTGAAAGAGAAGCATCTACAGAGGAAACATCAATTTGACCATTAGCTACTGTAAATTCACCTAAATAATCGGTAGCACTTATGACATCTACCTTTGCCCCATTTTCAAAAAAGTTTGATACAGTAAATACACCATTACTTCCTGAGTATGTATTACCAAGATCTAAACTTACGTTTTGATTTAGTTCAGTAAATACAAAACTATTTGTACCAGATCCAAGATCTGTTTTAATTACAGCAAAAACCCTATTATCAATAGCAGTAACAGAATGGAAAGAACCGTTTGTTTCAAATCTTGTCCACCCTGCAACACCCTCAACTCTATTCAAATTATAAACAGCTATCTCACCAGTAAAGTTTTGAGCAAAAACAAATGACTCAGCCGTGTTTACTGCCCCACTAATTACACACATTTGAACAGGGTCACTTATTAAATGAGAAGAAAGCAATGATATAGGATCAGCTTTATAAGCTTGTTGACTGTCATCAAACACAAACTGACGTATCATTTTACCACCAATCTGGCTAAAGATTGTTGCACCATAAAAAGCTTGTGGTCTTACAAAACTAGAACCAAAAGCAGTTTGTCTTTTAACTCTAGCATTAGATGGAGTAATAGGTTGATTTTCAAAAGTAGGAATAAAAAACTCTGATCCTGCAGTAAAGATATGTATATCTCTATTTGAAACAAAGTGACGTATAGTAGCCACTTCACCAATGCTCATAACAAGTTCTAATGCATCATCATCTTGAGCAGTACCAATATCAAAATTATAAAACAATCCCGACTTACTAGCCCAAACAGTATCAGGTTGAGAAAGTGTACCACCAAACCATAACCTGTTCTCATGAAAGCCAACAGCAGCAGGATAACCTCTTAGCTCCGAATAAGATTGCTCCATCCATTCTGTTGTTGGGGCATGACTAACAATTTCAATAACTCCACCACCATCTTCAGATGTATTAGCTGCTGCTCCTGCAACTATAGTATATTCATTCTCATTAATAATTTTGCTTACAGTTTTTGAGCCATTAATATTAGATGCCGCAATACCGCCAACAGAAGTTGAATTTCTTATAGTAATTGCATCATTAGCAGAAAGCCCATGATTTACATGTGTAATAACAATAGTAGACGATCCATCTATTGTTCTTATAGCACTAGGATCAAGCTGAACAAAAAGCTCATCAACAACATTACCAGTAGCTTGAGTAGAAGATTGAACAGATGTTATATTAATTTCAGAGTCATGGTAAAGTAAACTTACACCAACATGTTTACCAGTAGTATCAAAATAAGGAGCACTTGTAGTTATAGTAATTCCATTTCCAGTAGTTGCAGAAGGATCTAGAGTAACGCCAGTAGGATGAAAATGATAATATGGTTGATATATTCTTGCTCCACCTGCTTGAAGCTGAAAATTAAATTGCTCAACTTGAAAACTATTTAATCCTGTTCTTACTATTTGCTGACACATAAATGTATTATGAGAAACAAATAAAATATCTCCACCTTGCGCGTATGTTATTTCATGAAGATATGCCTGATCCCATTGCAATGCTGCATTATTAATATCTTGAGTTAAGGTAGTTGCTAAACTTAATGCACCTGTTGTTGGATTAATAAAAAATATTTCACATTTTTGATGAGAAAAAGCTATGACATACTGCTCATCATCTGAGAACACAAAAGGTATTAGTCTTACTTGTTGCCGTATTGAAGTATTTTCTGTTACAGCAGTAAAGTCATGTAATGCTTGAAACCCACCACGTTTAGCTACACCACCTTCTGTTCTTATAAAAAAATTTTTAATGCTTTGTGCTGAAGAATTATAAATAGCAGAATCCGTCCTTGAAACCAAAGACGGACTTATTTCACCATATTGAAAGTTTGTAATTGGTACTCGTGCTTTTTGCATTAAGTGCGCCTATTTGTAATAAACCTCGATGTTGTAACTTTTCTAGTTGTTTGTTGCTGTGAGTCAGTTGATCTAGCTTTTGCTATTAGAAAATCATATTGACTTGACATTAAAGATGATAATGCTGTGTCTCTTATTAATGCAGTAGCAAATACAGTTGCCATTGCATATTCAACACAGAGAGAAAAATACGAAGGCCAATCAACCTCACTAGCCCTGTATGTAAAATCTACTATTAATTCATCATTAACACTAGCATCACAAAAAACTTTATTTCCGTATATATTATATTCTATTTGAAGATCTCTTACTGTTACAGCATGAACAAAAAGATAATCTGGTAATTGATATGCAGCATCAAATCTACCAGTAGGAACATCTGTTAATCTGTTTAATACAGCTTGGTTTGTAGCAAATCGCCAACGTGTAGATGTAAGATTAGTTCTTGCAATATCTTCATACATATTCCCTGCAATTAGGGCTTCAGTTGTATCATCTTCAAAAGAAGTAATTGGCTCTGCGCCAACTAAGATAAGAGCACGACTACAAATATCAATTGCGCTATTAGCAGGTGTACTTAGTGCCATTATAAACCCCTATAAAAGAGGGGGGCTAATGCCCCCACTCTATTAGTCACTGTCGCTTACGGTAATAGCTGTACCATCAGCAATATCTACTACCGAACCAGTGTTAGATAGTACAAGTGATATGCTGAGAGCAGGAGCATCACTATCTAGTACAAAAATAGCATCGCCAACATTTAACATGCTTGCAGCGTCATTAAAGTAACCAGAAGCGCGAACCGCTGTCATGGCATCAGTTGAGTCATAAAACCAAAGGTTATGACCACCACCACCTGCCATACGAGTTAGACCAGATGCAGAATAAGCCATTTAAGATCCCCCTCTTAGTTATTGTCTAGGACTTCGTAGATACCGTTATCATCGATAGCTACTGCGCCCATTGACATCATTGATGTTGCCAAGTGAGATACTTTCTCAGCAACATAGTTTACTTCAGTTTGAACATCAGAGTTCACACCAAGACCTATAGCACTTGTATGGTATGCAAAGTTTTTACCACCTGCTACAGCAGACGTTGAAAAGATCTTAAAGCCTAAGAATTCTTTCATTGTCATGCCACCTGCAAACGGTAGGTTTTGCGGTCCAACAAAGTCTGATGATGCAAATTCATTGATAGAAAACAAATCAGCATAACCTGCTGGAGACATTGCAAGATAGCGTTGCCCATCTTCTGGAACATCTGCCGTACCCATTGTTTCAAACAATGATAGAAGATCTGCTTTAGCAAGAGCAGAGTTAGTATCATGTATTTGAGTAGAGTTAGCACCTGCATCCATAGCAGCAATGATAAGCTCGTCTGTTTTTCTACCAAGAGCAGCAGCCGCAGATTGTGTTACAGCTTGTCGTTCATTGATATTTGTTTTCAACTCATCAAGCTTGTCGATAAATTCAGCAGCATAGAAATCGCTCATTGAAACTTCGACATTGGTGTGTACGAGTTCCATAGGAGTTACACTACCAGTTCTTGATTTTGTTGACGCTGATCCAGTGCCTATTTTCTGGAATCGTGCAGTTGAACCTGACACATTTGTAGAGCGAACAGTATTCCGTAGCTTGGAACCCATACGCTGATACGCCATGTGAACTTCAGTTTCAAACTGCTTTATAAAGGCTTGGTCTATTGTATTAGCCATTTTTACAGTCCTAAATTGAGTTTCCGATTGCTACGAGTATCCACTCTTACATATCAACTCGGGTATCCAATTAGGGCCGATCAATGCGATATGGGTCGTAATGACCCATTCAAACAATAATTTTATTTAAAATGCAACGCACAAATTAAATTTATTGATTATGTAGTTTTTGAAAGCCTTCATCAACTTGTTTAATAAAATCTGGATTTCTACGTGCAGGATGCCAATATCTTTCATCAGCCATCATTTCTCTAAGACCTTCTTCAGTAATTCTGCCTATTGGAGCAGCATCAGACCCAATTGCAGGAGATTGTAACTTAGCCATAATAAATTCTAAAGCCTGTACTCCTTCTGCCGTAGCAGCTAAATCTTCTATAGATTCGATATACTCTTCTGGAAAAAACTGCCTAGCAAACAAATCAACAGCTTCTAGTCTTACATTAGCATTATCACCAAGTTTTTTTATTTCTTCTTCTGGGTCTGGCAAATAAGCATCTTGTGCTTGCATTACTTTTTCTAATCCTTCAGCAAATTCTTCTTGGCTAAAACCATAAGTAAAAGCATGATCTGCCCACCATCTAAGAGTTGGATCATTTGTGTCAATGCTATCTATATCTACAAAATCAGGCAATTGGTAATCATCAGCAGAGTTTGGCCTGTCTTTAAAACTTTCTTCTTCTATTTCTTTTAGTAATTCATTTCTAATATCAACATCCTTAGTGCCAAGCTTAGACTCAAGTTCTTTATAAGCTTTTGCTAAGTCCTCACCTGTTTTATATTTTTCTGGCAACCACTCAGGGCGTTCATCAGCTTTTGTTTCCAAATCTTCTGCAACTACAAAGTCTCTTTCTTCTTGAGGTGCTAATTCTGTTGTTGCTTCTGCTTCTTGTGTTTCTTCACTCATTGTTTTTTACCTTATGTGATCTTTGAATGTGACGCTCTATTAGGCCAACAAGATACCGTTGACCTTCTAAATGACGCAGTTCATCAGTAGAAATATTAGGACCACTTACCATTTCAATGGTTATACTACGCAAGTATTTAATAATTTCTTGACCAGTAGGTTGAGAAAATAAAACGCCAAAGTTAAGACTTATCTTATCTTCTTCTGTTTTCTTTCTTGCTATTCCGTCTAAACCAATATGACTATTCTGCGGCAATAGGTGGTCCTGCTTGTTGTTCCTGTTGTTGCATTTGCATTTGCTGCATCATTGCAACTATCTGTCTACGCTCTTCTGCGTCACGAATCAAGGTGTCAGGTACACCAAATTTCTTAGCAAGGTGAATAGCTGTTTCTTCTGAGTTAATTAATATATTTGTAGTTTCAGGTCCAAAGTAAGCATTAACTAATTCAAGAAACCTAGAGACTGAAGTTATATCCTGATTAGATTGAGCCTGTGCTAATGGAGAAACAGAACGTATTTTAACCTCTCGACCATTAATAGTTGGCATTTCAATACGTCCTTGTTTTTTAAGAATATGTATAACTCTTTGCAGTACAGGTTGCACTAACTCAGCTTGCAATCTACCAAACGCTGATCCTATCCTGCGTGATAAATCTGCCATACGTTCAGCAACTTCTGTAGCAGATGCAGGAGTTCTATCTGGATTTCCTAGCATATCATTGTATAATGCACGTTTTATATTCAAGCGCATATCACCTAAAACTATATCCGCAACATCAAATCTTCCTGCTGCTTGTATAGGTTGTAGCCCACCAGATTGAGGAGACTTCGGTATTATAGTCCCTGGAACTAGATTAATAGTATCTGGGTTAACAATACCGTCATCATCCATCTGATAAATGCCAGATATAGCCATCTGAGCATTTTCCAAGATAAGTTGAATAGTTAAATTTGTAGTCTTAATAGCTGATAAAGCATTTATTAATGGGCCTCTGCCGTATACCTCACCTGCACACTTAGACCATCTAAAACAAACGTATGGATTAGAACCAACACCAGAAAACTTTCTTTCAACAATAGCTTCTTTTGTAGACATATCTATTACATAATATAGATATGCTTCTTCATTACGCTTTGTGTAATCTTTGCATACAATCTCAAGAGTTGTGCATTTACCTTCTGGATCTCTATCAATTCTATTTTGTATTTTCATATCAAACTTTGCATCTTCATAAAGTATAGGAAGATCAGAGTTTCTAATGTTTTTACGCTCTCGAAAGACATGATCTATCTTATCATCAGGTCCAGTATCAAGAACAACATGAGGCAATGGTATTGCTGAAAACATTATAGGATTAATAGCATCGCCTTCATCTACACATAATATGCCAGTACCTACTGCTAGATCCATAAATGCTTCATGTACTTCCTGAGAAAAATTAGAGTTTTGTAATATCTCAAATACATACTCTGTTACTTCATCAAGATCATTTTCAATAAAATCTTTCTCAGAGTCTGGTACTTCTGATCCTGCGGTAAAATCAGCCCACCTAGCAAAATTAGGAACTAACCCTGACTGCAATCTAGAAGCAAACTCTTGAACACCAACTACTGCTGTTTCGTCAAAGATCTTATCATCCCTACGTTGTCCTGCGGTTTCATAGTAAAATGACTCACGTTGAGGCAACGCATACTCATAACATTCTTCAAAAAGATCAACAAAGTTTTGCCTGTGGGCTTTTGCTTTCTCGTATCTTTGTAAATATTTTTTTGAATTTTGTATCATAAGAACCTACTATAGTATCCGATTCCACCAGTAGAACCAGTAATTAAAGATCTTCTCCCTGCGCCACCTCTACGACCACTTCCTGCTTGTCTGGTTTGAACATTTAAGTCTCTTTCAGTACCAGATAAAACTCTTCTCCCAGAGCCTACTTCCTGACTTCTTTCTAATCTTTTTCTAAGCAAAGATTGTTTTGTTCTAGCTCTTTTTATTCTTTGCCTTCTAAGTTCTTCTGCTGCAAGAAGTTCTTGTTCAGCCATAGCATCATCTGGATCTCTTGTGTAAATATCCTCTGGTGTTACTGAAGTGCTACCTACTTCTGGATTAACAGTGGTTGTAGAAGTTGTAGTTGTAGTAGTAGTTGTATCATTATCAGTAACTCTACCTCTTCTTTTTTTTCTTCTAGCTTTCATATCAGCAAGAGCTTTTTGAGAAGCCTTTTGACGTTTTCCCAAATCACGATAATAGGCTGTGTTTTTTTCTTTAATGCCAAGATCCATTTTTAAATCATCGATTGCACTATTTTTTTTTGCACTTGCAATTCTATCAAGACTTACATAACCGCTTGAGCCTTTAGCTCCTTTTGTCTTTTTTATACCGCTATGACTACTTTTTTTCTTTTTAAAGCAACTACCCATTTAAGTCTCTCCTGTATTCAGAACCTACAGATTCATATCCAAGTTTTTCTATTAGTTTATGCGTTCTTTCCAAAGATATACCTGACGAACTACCATTAACTAAGAACCTAGCACCTTTTTCTATTGCCCACTTCTCAAAGTTTTTTAGCAATAGAACGCCTATCAAACCACCACGATACTCAGGTCTTACATACCATATGTCACTATTAGCAGCAAAAGTTTGAGAAAAGTAAAGCTGATATATGCTTCCAAATATAAATCCTACGTTTTCTCCACTTACTTCAGCAACAAATATACAAGACATATCATCTTCTATTTGTTCCTCTAAGTATCTAGCAAACACACCATCATCAAAAGGTATATCACTTAACTCACTTTCAGAGTGAAAGTCTCTTGCCATTTCAAAAATACAGAGAACATCATCCCTTGCAGCGCGTCTATATATTGCTTTGCGGTTCATCATGTTTCCTTGCAAAACATAGATTTAAAATAATTTCAACGCACAAGTGACCATACGCTAGGTTTTTTAGCAGAACTTTTTGGTTTTCTGGTAAATACATCAAAGTCTTTTCTACCATTTACAACTTGTGCAGGTTTTTGGTTTGACATTAAAGCACGACCTTCTCCTGCTCCCAACATTAAATATTGTAGTGCATCGTGTATGTGAGAGTACATATTTTTATCAGGTTTATCTGCATATCGTTCACCACTTACTTCCATGCGTTTGTAAGCATAACCTCCTTCAAATCCTTTAAGAAGCTGAGAGCAACGTCTGTCTATTAAAAACGCAGGTTTGCCTTCAACCATCTTGTTAAGTTGCTGCGCCACTGACTCCAAGCGAAGATCCACAGAATTACTTGGGGCGGGAAATGCACGTAGGCCAGCACCTCTAAGTATGTGAAAAGGGGTAGATTCGTCCGTTTGCGCCCGAAAATCCCCTGCTGGATCACCATATATATAGACATCGGAAGCTTGAGAAAAACGAGTAGCAATTTCATTTCTTAATACCTCTGCAAATCTAACAATGCCCATATCAAAAGCAACTACCTCAGATTGAATTAGCCACCTATTTCTTACCTTCTGACCTATAACAGCCGCAGGAGTAAGCCCAAAATCTATACCAATATACAAAGGCAACCCTGCTGCAACTGGTATTTCTTCTTTAGCAACATGAGTTTCACTAGCAAACATAGGATATACTGGCTTACCATCTTGTATAGTGCCAAGCCTATTCATTACATAAACATCAATCCAAGACTTTGTTTTACCCTGTATTAAGTTTGTATAATAGTTTTGAAGCATGTTTTTTTTGTTTTCTGCTTCATCATTGGGCTTATAATTTTCTACCTCACCATCTTCATTGTATACTTCTTTCATACCAGATGGTTGTGTAAAGAACTCCCAGTTATCAGGCTTGACTAACATCTTGGCCTGATCTCTAGGAATGTGATCTGGTATAGGAACTTCGCCTGACATAATAGGCCACCAGTGATCTTCTTCTGGTGCGTTAGTATCTGCAATAACGCCTGTCCAACTAGGTCC